CAGTTGTTGACTGAGTAATCTTTTCGTCAATCTCATAAGCAACTGTTGGGGCAGATGACATTAGAACTGCAAAGGATTGTCTACGAGTCGATGCAGTAGAAACAGTAGTCGTTCCATAGTTGTATGGGTCTTTTACGATACCAACTTCTCTAAAGTCGTTTGCGACTGTGACATCATCACCTTCTGCCTGTTCTAGTTTGGTGTTCATCATCACATAATGCCCACCTAGTTCTGATACAGCATCAAACCCATGTCCACCCTTTGGTGAAATGATTGGTTGAACTGCACCACCAGTTCCAGAACCGATGTTTACAGATACGGTTAGTCCAGAGTCAGCATACACATCAGACAAATCTACATTTGCGAATGTGTAGTTTGTTCCAGCAGTTCCAGAAGGAACAGTTGTTCCAGCAGAACCTTGCGCTGCAATTGCACCACCCACTACTTTAATTTTTACTACACCACCAGAACCATCTCCAGTGATAGGAGCATAATAGTATGGGCCTGTTCCAGCACCACCACCGGCACCATCATCGCCATTTGTGTCTGAGTAACCAGAACCACCAGTAACACGAACAGTATCAATTGCACCATTTACAGCAGCAGAAGATACCGCACCATCAGTTACTACTGGAATAAAATCATTAGTAACGAACTTCTGAATTTGTGAAGTGGTTAGTTTATACATATACTGCAAAGTATAACCACCCAATTCAAAAGGAACTGTAGTTTCAGATGTAGGTTCTACACCACTATATGCTGTTCCGTTATTATTGTCAAGCACTTTGTAGATTCTATATTCAGAAGTCATAAAGTAGAATGTAGAATCATATAAACTTGTTGCTCCAGATGTAGCGGTATTTGACGCACTTACATCATGTTCATACATATCGTATGTTGTTGAGTTTGTCCAATCTCTGCGAGGTATAACATAAGACACATCAGCAGATGAGATCAATTTGGCAGCGAGCATTGAATCCCATTTGTAAAAGTCTACAGTTACAATATCCTTTGGAGTTGGGGGGGAGTTGTCATCGCCACCAGATGTTGATGTGGTAAAAGGTGAACTCTTACCAATGAACAAATAGTATGTTGATGCAGCAGCCTCAGAGAATGACTCGTAGAACTGTTCTGCATTATGTTGTCTGAATTTTTCAGTAATAATCGCTGCCATTGTTTTTTCCTATAATATTATTTATTCTGCTTCTACAGCATCCCAAGTCTGGGTTTCTTCATTCCAATTATATGCCCCATCGCCAGGATGTGCAACTGGAGGCTCCCAATCACAAGTATCCTCATCCAGTGTCCAAGACGCATATGGTTTTGGTGGGATAAACGCATCTCTATCAAGGTCGTATGAAAACCCTATACCAGCATAATTTTTTCTTTGACTTCTATCTTTGAATGTTTCAATCCATCTGCCAGGTGATGTATCAAGCATATTATCAATAAAATCTTGGTCTGCAACAATAACATTTGTTACAATACCGTTTACTACTTTTGCAAAATGTGACATTATATATTCTCCTTACGCCGTATATGTTCCAGATGATTTGAAAATTAAAATTCTATCAGAACCTTGAACAAACGATTCTACAGAAGAACCAGTATAAGTTCCAGAAAATCTTGCGTCTGGCATCTTCAGAATAGTAACTCCATCACCACCATCTTTTCTAGTTCCTTGTCCAACACCAGAAGAATTATTACCCTGTCCACCGGCACCACCACCAGTATTGTCTACTCCAGCAGTAGAGTCGATTCCATTTGTTCCGCCGTCACCGCCGCCGCCTATTCCTCCAAGCGCTCTTGTTCCAGCGCTGTTTAGGATATAGGCACCGCCGCCGCCACCAGCAGCGTAGTATACATCAGAACCAGATACTTCTCCAACAGAATAAGTCGTTGCATTAGCAGCAGTAATAATTGTTGAGATTGCACCATTACCGCCGGCACCAGCAACAGAACCACTAGAACCATTACTACCAGCGGCACCAGCACCTCCGCCGCCACCACCAGCAAATGCAGTTCCAGCACCATTCGCAGTTGAGTTACCACCGTCATTGCCTTGTCCAACTGTTCCAGAGCCACCCTGTTGACCAGCACCATCAGCACCAGCACCACCACCAGAACCTCCATTGCCACCAACACGGTCACCACCACCACCGTAACCACCACCCAAGATAGTAGTTGCAACAGATGTTAATGTGGAAGAACCACCATCATTACCGTTTGAAGAAGAACCGCCACCGCCTGTGCCAGACCCTCCAGCACCAACTGTGATTGTAAACACTGTTCCAACAGAAGCAGTTAAATTGGATTCTACCAATCCACCGCCTCCGCCGCCACCCGTGGCGCCACTAGAAGCTCCACCGGCAACCATAAGATAATCTATGGTATATGGGGGTGCAATGCTGCCAGTTCCATCACCAATGTTTGTCCATTCATTTGCGTTTGTTGTTGCATCAGTTAATACAAATACTTCACCAGAAGTAGAGTTTACCCAAAGGTGTCCAACTGAAGCGCCAGCAATATTTTCGCTATATGTGGGGTCACTTGTATCTACTGTAACATCATCTAGTCCAGCAAGTGTGGTAGATAATGCAGAGAATGTATTGTCTCCACGAAGATATGTGGTTGCATCCTTAGTTCCAGTTGCAGATAGTTTTACTAAGTCAACTGAACCGTCAGCAATATCCGCTGTATCAATTGTTCCGTCTGCAATTCCAGTTGCTGTAATTTTATCAATTGCCATAGTTCTCTATCCTAAATCTTAGTGTAAGTCTACCCATACACTACCGTCATATACTTGTGCCTTTGCAACAGCAGAACCGTTGTCTGATACGAAACATAACATACCAGCGGCAGGAGAAGTAATTGCAGCATCCCTTGCAGTTCCGTCTGCAAATACAGCAAGTTGAAGTGCATCACTTAGACTTACTGTTGTAAATGAACCAGCGGCAGGAGTTGTTCCACCAACGATACCGTCAACATTACCAGTTACATTACCTGTCACATCACCAGTTAAATCGCCGGTGACATTACCAGTTACATTACCTGTCACATCACCAGTTAAATCGCCAGTGACATTACCAGTTACATCGCCAGTAATATTTCCTGTGATATTTCCTGTAACATTACCAGTTAAATCGCCAGTAACATTACCTGTCACATCACCAGTTAAATCACCAGTAACATTACCAGTTACATCACCTGTGATATTACCAGTAAATGTTCCAGCGATTGCTCCAGTTCCAGTAATTGTTGGAGAGGTGAGTGATTTGTTTGTTAGTGTTTGAGTTGCTGCTTCTGTAACTACAGGATCAGCACTAAGGGTAGAACCGTCACCCAAGAGGGTATAGAGTTCTACGAAGTTGGCGTTGACTTTGCCCGCACCAGTGCGAAGATCGTCACCTGTGCCATCATTCGCAGAAGTTCCACGCCCGATTGATTGATATGCCATTTTTGGTTTCCCCTATTAAGTTATTATACCTTTATTTATACAGTTTCGTCAAAGGTAGTTGAGTTTTCATCAAAGGAAAGTGCTAAAGTATCAAACGATTGATTTGACGCACCTTCATCATATGTGTTACCAGTTTCATCAAAAGAAACTGCATCTTCATCGTATGAAGCGTATATTGAACCAGAAGTTTCTAGAGGAACACCTTCCTCATCAAAAGTCTGTCTGGATGCATCAAAGGATACAAATGTATTATCAAATGCATTTATCAATGCACCCTTTGTAACAACAATCTCGCCTGGTGGCGGGACATTGATCTTTGTTGTATATGCTGATTCTGGAATAATGATATTCGTAGAATCAAATCTAAGATTCTCAGAAATAGAATCATCAAATGTAGCGTTTGTATCAGAGAAGTCTTCATCTGAACGATAGTCTGAACGAACCGATACTTCATTGATACGATACTGTCCAAATTGATCTATAGTAAAGTATGCAGCATCATTATCATTACTTCTTGCAGTTCTATATATGCCTGGATAATGAGAGATTCTTTCAGAGGTTTCCAAAGGCGGAACTGCAAATGCATACTTAGGCAACAAGTCTAGGGTTGGGCCCATGACTTGTGTTGTTGTATTCGCAACAGCGAACCGAACACTAACCGCAGATGTAAGAGTAACTTCCCTAACACCAGAAGAGAGATGTTCTGAACTTCCTTCATTTGGATTACTTCTGAGTGATGTTCCATCTGTTGTTGTTCCCAATCGTCTACCAAAGATGGTAGTGAATAGGTTAGTAAATGTAGATGCAAGTTCTGGTGAGTATGTTGTAGTATCACCAGTGAAGTCAACCACATCACCAGCAGTTGGAACTTGAATTGTTGCGCTAACTTGAGAAGCAAAAGAAACTTCACCGAATACATTCCAACCAGCAGGGTGAACAGAACGCCGAATAGATTCTCTCCATTCGTTAATCGACTGTCCAATACGAACCACATAAGAATAATCTTGGTAGTAATTAGAATCTTGAATACGCATTGTATCCACAGAGACTTTACCTCTATCAGATACAAAGTCTCCGACAGTTGTTCCTATTGTGCCAACCGTAGATGTTGCATCGGCATGAGAGGATTGATACACCGTTGCTGATGCACCTGTGATAGATGTGATTATATCTCCTCTGTTGAAATCAACAGATGTTCTAATCTCTAAAATATTTCTACCGTTATCAAAATCAACAACTGTTCCGTTATGACTTGTTAATGTATCTCCAGCAGTAAATGAACCTATAACATTTTGAACAAGAATGTTTCTATTAAATGTTACAGTTGGAGAAGATGCATAATCCAGACCAAAGTTTGTTATCGAAACACCTTCTACATGACCAACCATAGGCGATACAGTAGATGCAGCGAATAGACTTGAACCAGAACCAGTAGTAGAAAGACTATCAGAAACCAAAGGCAGTTTAATAAATCCATTACCTTTGTTAATCATTTCAATCTTAGTGATCTCGCCAATCTCTGATGAAACACCTAAGTCATTAAATGTCTCTTCTTCAATAACAATCTGCCCACCGTCTTCCATCACCAAGTGGTCAAGTTCACCAACAGTCTCTTCTTGTTGTGTATAGAATCTATCTTCAGTAACAATTAACTCACCGTCTTCTGTAATGAAGTGATCTGGAGCAGTTGCCTGTTCCAAAATAAATCCACCACCTACAACAGCAATTCTTGCACGAACATCTTTACCTTCTGTATTGGTTGTGTCAAATACAAGTTCTTCACCAGCAGTATAACCAATACCACCATCTTCAATAATAATCTCATCAATAGAACCAGAACCAGCAGACTCTACCCTTGCAGTAGCAGCATCGTTACCGCCACCTTCTGTCAAATATACGACATCGGATGTATTATAGTAAGCACCACCAATTGTTACATTCGATTCTGTAACAATCCCTTTTATAACACCAGAAATTTCTAAGTCTAGTGTTGTGTCTGTTGTGGTAATAATCTCACCAGAAACAAATGTTCCAGATACGGAATTGGCATCTAAGTTTAATTCTGCAATTTGTGTAGAACCTTCAGTAAACTTAATAACAGAACCAAGTAGAGCAGAAGCCCCAGAGGTAATTCCATTAACTCTTTGTCCAACCGCATTTGTAAAATCAGAAGCACCAGTTTCAACAATACGAACTACATTGTCTGTAGACCATTGACCATCAGAAACACGCAACATATTATCACGAGGATAAATGATTGTTGCTTCTTCATCAAAAAGGATTCTAAAGAATAACTTGTGTCCATCCCTTGTTCCTTTTGCAGAATACAAGTCTCTAATATTCTTGATAAGTTTTCTCTTTGAGATGCCATCGGCAAGAGTGTTAGGAAGAGACTCCATAAACGAATCTCTAAACTTATCAAGAAAATCATAAACGGTATTATCAACATCAGCGTATGCAAGAAGTTGTTGAATATTCTGAACAGGGTTTGCACGATAGGATGCAACTGTTGTAGTAGCACCAGAGGTATTACCAGTTACCGTTTCACCAGTTTCAAATCTTTGTTGGGATGTAATGAATAGACGATTGTTATCATCAAAGTCATCTACGAGAATACGAGCAGTCGCACCAGATGTTTGTCCAGTAATAGTTTCACCAACTGTGAACTTACCAACAGAATCCTCAAGAACAATATTCTCTTCTGATTCATCTACAATATAATTCTTAGTAAGAGTTTCCTCTACAAGATAATTATTAGAACCAGTGACAACAAGTTCTCCTGCCTCAAGGAACTCATAGTAATACTTGAGGAACAGTGAGAACAGAGGATGGTCTGCTTGAATAAACTCAGGCAGTTGACTCTGAATATGTGGCGAAACTTTGTTCTTTAGTGTTGGGTCATGTCCAGACATCTATAAGACCTTAATACGATGATGAGGTTGTATAACCAGTTCCAGCAGAAGAACCACCAGACTCAATGGTATCATTAGAACCACTGATGTTTAGGTTTGCCAAATCAATTTCTAAGAGTTGGTTGCGAACTGGAACAATATCATTTGAATTAGGAATTGTAGTAATTACAATTCCAGAACTATCTACTGTAGAAGCAATATTCAATGATGGAATAGAAAGTGTTCCAGTTTGATAATCAATAGTTCCAGCACTAGTGTCTGAATATGTTCTAGTCGTTCCACCAACCAAACTATAGATTCTTAATGCCCCGCTACCATTGTCATCGAAGTAATATATTGTGGAATCATTAGGCAAGTAGAAACCAGTAGAAGATACGATACCGCCCATAGTAGCATTGTGTCCATCATGTGGATGATACAATTGATTTGAAAATTTTAGTTCATATTTTGTTTCTGTGTTCAGAGTAGGAACAATTGTTTTTTGTATACGAACCGTTGTAATGTTTGAAAGAATAGATGTGTCTGTTGAATCAATCAAACGAGAAACCTTTGAATACCTAAACATACCATCAAACTTCTGTAAGTCAGATGAATTATAATTTGTTATTGTTGTTCTAACAAGAGTTTCTAAATCAGAAGCAGTCTTGGTTGTGATATTAGAGTTATACTTAAAGTTAGTTGTCACTTTAATTTTTGTAATCTCTGGGTCAATAATAGTAGGACGAACAGATGCAATATTGTATCTGTCCAATGCAACCGCAATTGTATCCTTTTGTGCCTGTGTTAGATTGATACCAGAAGTTGTTTTAATAGAAACAAATACCTGTCCATAGATTGGGGGGTCATTATCTTCCCCACCCCATACTTGAATTGCCTGTGTGTCTGCATAGACTTGAGGAATGATAACCTTATAGTCATCAGCAGTTACCGCACGACCTTGAGATGCAAAGTCTAGAGGAGCATTGTATTTAATTGATTCAATTGTTTCTGCTTCTGCACCACCAACAGCAGATGCTACTGTAGCAATAGTAATGTTTGTTTCTCCACTCACAGATGTTCCAACAAAAGTCTTTGCGCCATTTGCTGCACCTTTGTTTGTAACAATATATTCCAATATAACAATGTTACCATCTGATGGTTTCTTACCAACCACATCATCACCAAAGTAAACCTCAAACTTTCCACCGTCTACTTCTTGTAGGAAATAAACTTTAGATGTTTCTTTTACTTGAGATATATCTGTTGCAAGAGTATATGTCTCTGTAGTCAAATCTGAAGCAGAGTTTTGAACAGATACTTTAAGTGTTGTGGTATCTGCACGATTGTCTGTGACTAGAAATCTTTTTTCTAAATTAGAATTATCGACCGTATACTTTGCAGTAACAAGAGTTCCCTCATATACTGGAAGATTGGAAAATCGTAGTATACCATTTATCGCCGAGATAGATCTATCTTCATTAACAACAAATGCATAAGTTGTCCCATCAACAACTGTAGTGAACTTAGTTCCTTTAGATACAGTTGCAGATGTTAATGTAGAATTGTTTAGAGTAACATCCAAATAGGCAACAGGCGCACGAGCAGAACGAGGAGTGTATCCCAACTTCTTTGCATGAGAGACTACAGAAGAGCGAAGAGTTGCGGAATCTAGAAATGCTTCATTGAGTGCCATGTTTGCGTTCATACCCAAGTAGTGAGTATTGTATGCAAGTAGATCAATCAATGTTGAAAGGGCAGAACCCTCAAAGTTATAATCTGAGAACTCTGTCTGGTTCTTCATGTATGTCTTTAGGTTGGATTTAATCTGATCGAAGTCCAACTCTGTGACTTGTAATTTTGTCGCCATCTTATCTTAGTCTCTCTAAAAATAAGTCCAATGTCTGTTCATCTGTTTCTGTATTCACAACATTGAATTTGATTGTCGCTTCATAAGCGTTTCTGTCTATGTTTGCTCTTACGATAACACTAATCAATTCTGCTCTTGGTTCAAAGTTCACAATCACATCTTCAATGTTTCGTCCAAGTCTTGCAGCGACTTGTGGTGTTACCAATTCAAATAGTGCCGCACGAACATCCGAACCAATCTCTGGATGGAAAGGACGCTCGTAGAAGTTAGTAAGAATTAAATTCTTAACACTTGCTTTAACAGCAGAAACATCAGTTAGTTTTGCAATGTCTCCAGTTACAGGATGTCTTGCAAAGTTTAGATTGAAGTCCTTAAATATTCTTGCACTTCTATCAGACTCATTGTTTGCTTCTGCATCTCTAAATGCTGTAGGGTTGACGGCCATCTATTATCTCCTAAGTCTATTTATACCGTCAGTCTGGAAGTTTGACAATACCTTCACGCAATAACTTCTCTCTGTTTGCCATGTGCTTCATTTGGATTTCTTCTTTACTTCCACCAAAGTATGCAACACAATGTCCTTCTTCAATCATAATATCTGTAACCATTCTTCCATCATTAGATACAAAGTCACCAAGTATCCTTCCAAACTTGCCCTTCATATCTTCACCATCTTTGTTCACTTGTGTTTTAAGAACAACATCCTCACCCAATAATTCTTTTAATCTTTTCTTTGCTGCCAGTCCGAAGACTTTCTCCACCTTGTCCGAAGTTCTGGATTCAGGCGTATCAATGCCCATGATACGAACACGCTCGTCATGAAGCCACACACCGAAACCAAGATCAATATCGACATCAACTGTATCGCCGTCAATTACTTTAACCACCTTACATCTATACTCATACATTTCTTCTCTCTCCTATAGGGCATTCTATGGCCCCGCAAAAACATTAGGGGATCCAGCAGCAACAGATGTGCAAGCACTAATACCGTCACCAACTCTCCCAGCACCTTTACCGTTTACAAATACTGTAGATGAACCAGACGCAATAGGGGCAGCATGAGATGGGCAAGGTGAACCCGGCAATAGATGACCAGTATTCACATCTCCTTGTCTACTCCACGCAATTGCATTTACAAATACATCTGGACTTCCCACCGCTCTAGTCATACCAGAACAATGTGGAACATCCGCATCTCCAATCCTTGTTGCCGCAGGCATTATTTTAATTCCCTTTTCATTAGTTCTTTTAGTTTATCATTATATGTTGCAATCAATTCGTGTTGTTCTTCTGTGTGTGGTTCTGGCGGATACTCTGGTGCAAACTTAATTACATTATCAAACGCATAAGGAATATCCTCATAGTTTGTATATGTTTTAAGAACACCATTGACAAGAACTTGATATTCACCAATCATTAGTTTAGATCAATCCTTGCAGCATCAACATCGTAGTTACCACTAATACCCAATGTAGAGTTACCAGCAACTGTTTCAGTTTTAACACCACCGTAAATGTGAACAACCGCACCAACGACATTCTCATTCTCAAGTCCAAGAATAGTCTTGGTTCTGAATCCTGTCAGAGTAGTAGAGTGGAAGTTCGTTACTGGATTCACACCATACTTCTCTGTAACATCGCCCTTCACAACTTCTGTCTTATTACCATCGACTTGGATATTCCAATCGCCTTTGATGTATGTCTTACAGTTTGAATCAATTGTAAGATTGACATCACCTTTGATATTGACAAAGTTATTACCAGCAATGATTTCGTAATTCTGTCCTACAACACGAGTGACTTTGTTTCCGTCTGCATCAATCTCATATCCTGTTCCACTCTTATGCTTCTCATAGATGCGTTCCGCAAAAGGTGTATCGTCATATTCTTTGATATGTCCACTTTCTGTTTCTAGAACATGATTGTATGGATACTCTGTGTTGCGTCTTTTATATGGGGGGACTCTATCCTCTTGTGTCTCTGGATTCTTTCCAGTAGCATCCTTACCACGAATAGAATCATCCGTAGTTCTTGGTTCACTCCAAGAGGTTGCAGTCATGTCAGTGTTCGTTCCAATCTTGTCAACCCACTGTTCTTGAACATTGACAGGAGGCGAACTTACGATGTTCTCTTTATCATCAGCGTTCTGAACAATCATACGACCGTTTGCGATAGGAACTTCAGAAGTATAAGACTCATCTCTTTCTGCAATCTCTGGATGTTCTTCTAACAAACCAGAAGTCAAACGAGATGTGTCTGCAAAGCCTGGGCGAGATGGATACGGGCCGAAGTCTGGTTCTTTCTTAAACTTCTCTGCCTGTGTGTCTGGTGCATCTTCAGAGTTGGGGTCGGAAAATCCTTTTGTTGGGTCTGCACCATCCGCTGGTGCGCCTGGCAAGATACCCATAATGACAGGTTGTTGTAATGTATCTGGATCACGCCAGAATCCCATTACCCAATCCGCTGGTTTGATATTGTGGAACGCTCCATTGCCCGCAGTAGGTGGCATAAGAACCCACGCCCACGGCAAGTCCTGTGTTGGTATTTTAGTTAAGTCTTCTGTGTGATAACCAAAGACACGAACACGAATCCGTCCTAGTGCTTTGGGGTCGTCTCTATCTTCACATACACCAATGAACCAAGAGAAACCATCACGACCCATAAAGTAAGATAACATATCGCTCATATAAAAAAACCCCTTTGGTAGTATTTATAACCACCAAAGGGGCGAGTGTATGAGAAAAGAAAACTTATCGGTTCATTACATACATTGTAACTTCAAAACCAAATCTCATTTCTGTATAAGCAGGTGTAGTCCACATAATGTTTCTCCTATAGAAAGTAACGATAGTGTTACCATAATACTTAGAGAACTGTGAGCAAAATCCATATAAGGAAAATCATGATTGTCAGTTCAAGAATTCCTACAATTAGTAATGCGAAGAAACCTTCTATCCCTGTAAGGTTGGTTTGTTCCCATATCCATTCTTTTATTTTTTTAATCATATATTGGTCGGAGTAGATGGATTTGAACCACCGACATCTCGCTCCCAAAGCGAGTGGTCTACCAGACTGACCTATACTCCGTTAGAAAAGAACCAAATCAGTAATGCGCCGATAACAATGTAGGGTGCGAATTTGATTCCTAGTTTTGCGAAACCGAAGACTACTGAAATAGTTACTCCAATAGTTACTCCGAACATAATAAGAGGAAGAAGAAAGTCCCACGCTAATCCGAAGTCACCACCCATTATGCAATAACTCCATCTTCACCAGTAAGTGCCATCATCTTTAACATGATACCATCAACTTCCTGTTCAGTAAGAAATCCTTTTACCGTATCACCTTCACGAGTGATACCAGACATTTCTTTTTGTTCACCTTCAAAGAACACAGCAATCTCATAGAGTCCTTGTGTCCCACCATAAGAACTAGAGTGCTTTACAATAGACAACTCATAGTCCTTACCGAACTTCACGATAGACTGAACTCCATCGAAAAGTTGCTTGAATGTTAAATCCTTAAACCGCATCGAACCTCTCCTTAGTTACAAACCATACGCATAGTAACACTACCGTCACCATGATACTGAGGAACAGTCCAACAATCACGAACCTTACCTTCACCAATCACACCAGCAGTTCCGACACTCACTCCACCGAAGTCAATGTCTCTCTTACCACCAAGAACAATCTTAACGGTTTCTGCAACAATGACTCTCTCAAGAACTTTCTGGTTAGTTTCAAACTCAACCGCATGGGCAGTAGTCACACCCACAAACATCATCATTACTGCAATCAATATCTTTTTCATTTCAATCACCTTTCTCATCATTACAAGTATATATTAACCTGTTCTCATAACATTGTCAAGCACTTTTCGGCATTTTTTGCCAAATAAATTGTCAATAAAATCAATCACTTAGGAACTCCTCTAGGTAGGGACGCTCCCTTTTTCCACTAATATACTTAGAATATTCACGAAACATCTTAAAATAGTCTAGGGATTCGTAGGACTTTTTCCTTAGATAGTCTTGATTTTGACTACCTCGCCTCCAGACACTATGGTCATCAGAGTATTCATAGAACCAATCATGGCGCAGAAGTTCACTATAGAACTCTCCGATCGCCTCCGTAGTTGACCCGACCTGTTTGACCCGCTTCATCTCAATGAGTTCGCCCGCATAGGACATCAGTTCAGAAATCTCCGAGTCTTCTCCGAGCGGTATCCGAGCGACTAACTTATCTTGAATCTCAAAGTAGTCCAGACCTTCAGATACCCATTCTTTGATAAACTCTTTCATATTCTTATTTCCTCTTCAGAACTTCACTCGCATCAAACACAGAGAAGTAGATTGGTTTCGGAACAGTCTTTCCTTCTTCATCCTCTACCTTCTCATTCTTAGAGAACCGAACCAAAGTCGCACACGACTTCAAACCTTTCAGTTTCTTACCAGCGACACCCAAGTTCTTGACTGCCTGATTGAAAGTGACTACCGAATCAACTCCAACCGCTGCAAGAGTTGCTGCGTTGACACCACTATACTCATAACCAGTTACATAATTCATCATAATCATATCCTCTCTTTCACTCTATACTTACAGTATAGTTGTTTTAAGAACATATGTCAAGCATTATTTGGCAATTATTTTACCAATAGAATCAATGACTTACGACTCATCCAGAAGAGAACTGTAGAGTTTTAACTTCTCACGCTTCACCTTTGCACGATCATCCAACTCTGTAAGACTGACCATATCATACTCATGCAGTAAATCAATCATGCAATAGAGATCACCCATCTCTTTCTCTAATGATTTCAGATTCTTATTATCACAACCAAACCGTATACACTTAGACGCTGCCTGAATAACCTCACCACATTCTTCCATAAGAATAGTCAGTAGTTCCTGTTGGTAATCCATCTTCTGAACAGTGCTACGCAATTGTTCTT